CATCTGTTACAGGTACTGCTGTAGATGTTAGTAACGTAACAAGCACTGTCTCAGGTTCTGCAACTGTACCGCAAGTTACACCGATAGATATCTCTGTTGGTAGTGCCTCAGTAACAGGCACAGCAACTGCGACAGCAGGTCCGGTAGACATCAGTATTGCGACTGCTGTTACGACAACAGGTAGCGTAGATATTACAGCATCTGCTGTCGATATGTCAGTAGGTGCAGGTACAGTAAGTGGTGCGGCTACTACAGCAGGTAGTGCAGATGATATCGGTAATGCGACAAGCACTGTATCCGGTGACGCAAGTACGTCTGGAAATACAAAAGAGCTTGCAAATTTAAGAAATCTGAGTATAACTAGTAGGGCTACAGTTACAGGTATCGCAAGAGATACCTCTGTTGTCACTTCTGCGGTATCTGGAAAAGCTAATGTCATTGCTTATGGCATACGCTTACCATACTTCAATCCTGAGTTATACACTCGTGCAAGCATTACATATGTAACTGCTGAAGAGCCTCGCTTACTATATGTCGAAGCGTCTAGAGACAACGTAGTACAGTTTGTTGGACAAGAACCTACTAGAACAGTTTCCGTAGAATTAGATGCGGAACGTATTTTGTTTATTGAGTCAGAAGCTCAGAGAAATGTAAAGGTGGCCGCATAACATGGCATTTAAATTCCCAGATAAAGATCCAGATGAGAAGTTGGATTACACGGTTGATTGGTCACGGTATCTTCAAAGAGATGATCTGACAATTGCGTCTGTTACATGGAAGATTGAACAGGCAGATGGTACAGCTATTGCATTTAGCGAAGGATATTCATTTCAAAACGATGTGTTAGTATTAAATTCTCCGTCAACTACAGGGCTTACTAATTCTCTTATTGCCGCGCCAACAAATACCACATCGACAATAGTGCTAGATAAAGGGCAGGCAAATAAAACATATACACTGATCTGCGAAATAACAACATCTACTTCATCTAAAACTACTGACACAATTACTACCAACAGAAGAATTAAATTAAAAGTTAGGGAGCGTATCTAATGGCGTACTATGATTTTCTCGCCCTGACTAATGAAATTTGTGGCAGATTAAATGAAACAAAATTAAATAGCAGTAACTTCTCAACTGCCATTAATTTTTACTCCACTATTAAAGACAGTATTAATGCCGCTATTCGCGACATCAATCATCAAGAATATAACTATCCTTTTAACCACAACACAACTGAAATCATTTTAGATGCTGGTGTGGGGCGATACCCATTACCACAGAATGCAAAGATTGTTGATTTTGATAGTGTTAAGATTTTACGTGATAGCGAGCTAAACGTATCTACAAGAATATTAAAGCAAATACAATATAATGAGTATACTCGTCGGTATTTAGATGACGAACTAAACACATCAGTTGCTGGCGAAGTCCCTCGTTTTATTGCAAAGGCTAAGAACAGTGACTTTGTAATCGCACCCAAACCCAGCAAAGAATATACACTAGAACTTGAGTATTTTATTGTTCCTGCTGATCTGTCTTTATACGACGATGTACCAACGATCCCTGAATCGTTTAAGCATGTGATTCTAGATGGTGCTATGTATCATTGTTACATGTTCCGTGACAACGCACAGTCGGCAACATTATCCAAGCAAAAGTTTGATGAGGGACTAAAGGCTATGCGTAGCTTATTAGTCAATGAATATATTAATGTGATTGACACTCGTGTTGATAGGAATGTTAATACTATTTCGTTAAGGGTAAGCTAATGGCTGACGGATGGCAGACCTTTCCCGTAGAATTTCGTGGTGGTTTAATTACAAGCCTTTCTCCTATTCAGCAAGGACTAAACGCACCGGGAACAGCGAGACAACTGCGTAATTTTGAACCCGCTGTTAACGGCGGCTATAGACGTATTAGCGGCTACTCTAAGTATGCTGATACTGTTGTTCCCGGAACAGGGTTTGTAAGATGTGTATTTTATTATGGCGGCAAAGTATTTGCTATACGTAATAACACAGGCGGGGGTGAAGGCGAGCTATACGAGTCATCTGGTAGCACTGATTCATGGACTCGCGTTTCAACAGACAGTGTTCGTTTTGTTTCTGGTAATAGCAAAATAAGAATTGCAAAATTTAATTTTGATGGTATTGAGCGAGTTGTTTTAGTTGATGGTGTTAATACCCCTTTTATATTAGAGGATGTCACATTAACTAAGCCAACACTTACTAGTGCACAAGCTGGTGCTAGTCATGTTGCAGTATTTAAAGATCATATATTTTTAGGTAAGGCCACAAGTGTTATTTCTTCTGCTCCTTTAGGATACGCGGATGCGGAAGGATGGTCTATAGCAAACAATGCAAACGATTTGCAGATCAATGATACGATTACAGGGCTAGAAGTATTCCGCGATCAATTGTTTATTTTTTCTGAAACAAAAATTAATAGACTTCAAGGTAACACTTGGAATGACTTTACACGAATACCAGTATCCTCTGATTTAGGGTGCATACAAGAGGACACAATTCAAGAGTTGGCTGGTGATGTTGTTTTTATGGGACCAGATGGTTTAAGGCTATTATCTGGAACAGAAAGAATTGGTGATGTCGGGCTTGGCGCGATTACCAAAAACATACAAACCAACCTTACGGATTTTCAAACTAGAAATAACACATTTAGTAGTTTAGTCGTAAGAGAAAAAAGCCAATATAGAATCTTTGGCTTTAACAGTTCTACTCCCGCAAGCGAAGCTCAGGGGTTTATTGGAACTCAATTTTCGACGCAAGGCGCAGAAGACGTTGCTTGGTCAGAGCTACGAGGAATTAAATCGTATGTTGCCTACAGCGAATACACAGGCACGAACGAAATATATTTGTTTGCCAACACTGACGGATACGTGTACAACTTAGAATCTGGAATCTCTTTTGACGGAACAGCTATTAGCGCATCTTTTTACACGCCGTTTCTTTCCATTAATGATCCTACTATAAGAAAAACAATCTACGTAGCACACACATATTTAGATCCAGATGGTAGCTTCAACGCTAATATGGGAATTAACTACGATTTTAATTCCGGGATTAAACAGGATTTAATAGAGTTATCTAACGATTTAAATTCTGATTCAGAAATTGGGTTGTACGGCACCGCTGTATACGGGACATCTATATATGGTAGTGCTGTACGGGTCGCATTAAGAAAACAGGTAACGGGTTCAGGCTTTGTTGCTTCAATAGAGTACACATCGGAAGGGGCTACACAACCCTTTACACTAGACGCTATGGCACTAGAATACGCCACTGAGAGTAGGAGATAGCAGTGACAGGTTATACCAGACAAAGCACAGCAGGGATTCAGGATGGCGCAGTTATTAGTGCCAATGATTTAAATAATGAATTTAATTTGCTTGCTACTTCATTTGCTTCTGGGGGACATAACCACGATGGTTCTCCCGGAGAAGGTCCACAAATTACTAATGCAGGTCTGGCGGCAGGAGCCGTCATAACCTCTAAGATTTTGGATGGTGCAGTTACTACCGATAAAATTGTAAATTTGGCTGTTACAGAGGACAAACTAGCGGCAGATTCTGTGACTAAGGGAAAAATGGCAGATGACTCAGTCGGTACTAATGAGTTAGATGAAACTGACTCTTATACTGTTGCTGGTCTTACCATTAATTCAGGAACTCTTGTATTTGAAGGGGCGACTGAAGATGATTTTGAAACAACTATTACTATTACTGACCCTACTGCCGACAGAACAATTACTATTCCAGATGCGACAGATACTTTAGTTGGCAGAAATACAACAGACACATTAACAAATAAAACATTAACATCTCCTATTATAGATACAATAAGTAATACAGGAATTTTAACTTTACCCACAGACACAGATACTTTAGTTGGTCGTGCTACCACAGATACATTAACTAATAAAACACTTACTACTCCAGTAATAGCTCACATTGACTCACTAGGAAGCGGCAGTATCACATTAGACGCTGAAGCAGATATTGTTCTTGATGCGGATGGTGGGGACGTAACACTCAAAGACGCAGGAACTACCTTTGCTAATTTCAATAATAACTCCGGTGAGTTAATTATTCAAAGCGGTAGCTCCCCCACAACAGCAGTTACTTTTACTGGCGCTAATGTGGATATAGCGGGGACATTAGATGTAGGTAGTAACACTGAGATAGATGGTACATTGACTGTTTCTGACTCTAATCCAGCAGTCACGGATACTACTGTGATTTCTCCTAGTAGTGTAGTATCTCCTTTAGTAGACTCTGATGCGTACCACGAAAATGT